CAAAGAAGTAAAGGAGAACTGGGGATATGGAGTCGACTAAAGGCCTATTCACACATGCGGACGTGCAAAAAATAATCGAAAAGCGAGGAATGGACGTTAGCAAGCTGCCAACTCAGGCCGAGATTGAACAGCGCTTCTACGAACGCTCTATGGCTACTCTGAACCGTAAAAAGGCACGTGCCATTTATCGCTACTCAGTCTTCCCCGGAAACGTTCCGGCTAAGTTTACGTTCGAAAAATGGCAGCCTGAAATGCAGATGGATTTGCAGAAATCAAGAGATCTGGGAAATAGGGCGTACAAGTTGGCAAAACAAATGCAAGAAACGCCTGAAAACGTGATTTTATTTGGCCCTCGTGGAACAGGAAAGACATCACTTGCTTTGGCAATGCTGACGAGTCTACGAGATGAAGGCCAGTCAGGGCTGTTTATTTCAACAGCAGAGCTGAGTAACCTAATGAGCTTGCAATACGATGCACCAGACGTTCGCCAGCGTTTAGCGGGCATTGAGCGGGCAATGAAAGAGGCTGACGTGCTGTTGTTGGACGACTTCGGGACAGAAGGCGGTATGAAACTCGACATCAAGCCAGTTAGGCGCGATATGCAAGAGCTGATGTACCGTGTTGCGAATGCCCGTCTTGATTTTGAGAGCAACATGCCTCGTCTATCAACAATCATCACAACGAACAACGAGATGAGCGAGCTTGAGCACATGTACAACAGCAAACTCATCAGTCGAATTATTCCAAAATCAAAAGATTGCACCTTGAATTTTGAAAAGCTAACCGACGTAAGGGGGAAAAGATCGTGACAGCCGAAGAAATGACGAATAGATATTTGCAACGCTTGGATAAGCGACTGTGGGCCTACGGAATGGCCTTGAATCAAACAGTAGCGGACATTGAACGTGATTATGACAGTGGTTGCCTAAACGTTACTGAAGCACAGTGGCAAGACATCGCCGTGCTTGTTGAGAACATTGCTCAGGCAAATACACGCATGATTCATGAAGCGTCAGATAGCATATATGCTGATGGCCAAGTTTCGGACAGCTTGCTTAAGTTAATTAAACTAGCTAAGCACTTCGCAACACTGGACTTCTCAGAAACGCCATTAATTAAGCAGGAGGCAGAATTATGACACAAGTAACAGTGCGTTTATACAAACAGGGCGACAAAGTGTGGCGCGATTTCAAGGCTGAATTGCTTAAGCGCTACGAGAACTCAGCAATGATAGGCATCTCTGAAAGCGAAGCATTCTCAAAAATAGAGAAGCAAGAGTTCAATAACCTGATCGTTGTATCAAAGAAAGCGATTGTTGAGAAACGTGCGGTAATCGGTGTTGATGACAGTGACATTTTGAAGACTTCAGTCAACAACGGCCTTAAAAAGATTTCAAAAAAGCGAAAAGAAGCCCGTGCCAAATACGCGCGCGGAATTGCAGAAGCGGCCTCACAATGCGACACGCTGATTGACGTTGCGAAACGGATTGGGAAGTCAACAACGTTCGTGAAGCGAGTGGCAGATGAATTTGAGATCAAGCTTCCACGCCGCAACAACGGCCATGAAGAGATTGCGAGTCGTTAGCCATGGTTGTTCGCAAGAGACGCAGAGGAAAATACAACGCACAGCCAGTTGTGATCGATGGCATTCGATTCGCAAGCAAAGCAGAGGGTGCCTATTACATGCTGATACGCAACAAACCACAGAAGGTAACGATTCAAGAATCGTTTGAGATTTTGTCGGCATTCAAGATCAATGGAAAACGTTATTCAGCACGCATATATACACCAGACTACTGCTTCTATGACGGTGACGAATTGACAAAAGTTGTTGACGTTAAAGGCGGAGACGCGACTTTGACCACCGATGCCAGACTTCGAATGTTGCTGTTCATGATCAGGTACAAGATACCAATCACGATTGCCAGATATGACTATCACACAGGGATATTCACGGAAGAACAACTTTAAAAACTAAGGAGAAAAGATCATGAATAAAAAACTTACACTCACAGTAACTGTTTTAGCAGGACTTATGTTTGGGGCCGGTGCAACTGCCATTGCCGACAATGTTTGGCAAGGCCACCAGAACATCATTGAGACCAAAAATAATATCGACAAGTTGACGGCTAAGATCAACGCTTCACAATCTAGCTTATCCGATTTGCAACATCAGTTGTCTGACGCGCAGGCACAGTATGCGGCCTTAAAACGGCAATACGACAACGACATGGCAAGCAAAGATGCCCAGATTCAGCAAAAGATCGTTGAAGGCCAGCAAGCAGTCGCCCAGAAACAGGCGGAGGTCGACGCTAAGCAGCAGACAATCAATGACCTTACATCACAGTTAGAAGCCGCCAAGCAGGCAAACAATGACTTATCACAGGCCATCAAAGATGCACAGAGCATCAGGGACTATTCAGATCAGGCTGTGAAGTCGGTCAGTGCGAAATGAGAGGCACACAAATGACGACCAAATTCACAGCAGATGTCGTTCACAAACTGTTAGGCGTTCGTGAGGCACAGCAGGCACCAGCAGCACTGATGAAGATTGTCATGGATCAGCAAAAGCGTAACGAGCTTTTTAAGCAATTCCTAGATGTCAGCACAGACGTATCGCATGACTGGTTCTCGCAATATTTCATGAGCGTTCAAGCTGACCGAAAAGACAAGAAACAAGATTTCACTCCGGAGAGTATCAGCAAGCTCGTGAACATGCTCGTTGGATCGAATGACAGTAGCGAGTATTACGAGGTTGCCGCTGGGACTGGATCAATGATGATTCAACGATGGCAACAAGACCGTTTGAAGCACAAGCCATGGGACTACCGGCCAAGCATGTATTTTTACCATATGGAAGAGCTTGGCGATAGCACGTTGCCGTTTTTGATATTCAATTGTGCCATTCGCGGAATGAACGCAACAATTGTTCATGGTGACAGTCTGACACGTGCTGCTAGACAAGTATATTTCATCCAAAACGATGAAGACGACTATTTGCATTTCAGCACAGTGAATGTGATGCCACACAGCAAAGACGTTGAACAAGAATTTGATATTCGACAATGGCTAGAGCCTGAACAAAGTCACATTGAATCAACAGAGATACCCGCAAGATACAACGAAGTCATTCAGGAATTAGCAGCGGGAAAGGAAGCCGAGCAATGAAAACAGGAGACGACACGTTCGATGACATCTACATCAGCAAAGAGACTGGCAAGGTTGTAGGCGTCATATATGAAGATGTGGACTACAAACTAGTGCCAATCAAACAGGAGGACGAAAAATGAAAGTAACAGCAGCATTTGCATTGCCGCATGACCACTATGATTGGAATCAAGGACTGTATCAGTTGGCGATGGTTACGCGCAACTGCTTAGCTAACAATGATCATGAAAACTTCCGGAAGTACAATATCATGCTTTGCAATTACGCACGGGAAATCTTTAAGATTCCTAACTTGATTAATGTTAAATGGAAGCCATCAAACGATATCGTGTTCATCGTGTTAGATGGAATCACAGATGGTCGTTGTCATACCGTATATGATATTGGTCACCCTCATCTACCAGCAGAATACAAGGACGAAGACGGGCAATACAGCATTCCATTCATCCATTCGCAAGAGGAACTTGATGATACGCTGGCACACATTCACAACATGAACATCTTACACAAACTGGAGGAAGAAAAATGAGCGAAGAAAAACTGTACGCGGTAAAGAACGATGAAGGAAAATACTGGGACTTTAAAGACCAAGACGATTTCTGGGAACTAAGCTACGCATCTTGCCCGACCACAGATAACGAGCTAGATGCCAAAGACGTGATTCATGATTATGGTGGTCACGTTGTCACGTTCGTTGAGGAGCCTAAAAAGGTGATGCTAAGCAAGGAACAAGCAAAGATCGTTGAAGATGCACATCTTTATGTGTGGCCAGCAAAGTATATTACTGAAAATGCTGGTAGCGGATATGAATTGGAGAGACTACTCGTGGAGGCTTACGTCAATGGCTACACCGTTGAAAATGAGAAGAAATACAACGTTAAGGTGCCACATACGGACGACAGCTATTTTTACAAGATTGATCATGAAATTTGCAATGCTGCTGACTCGTTTCACATTGATCTTGATCGTCCAGAAGCCAAATTTACAAAGCTAGAAATAAATCATTATCACTTGCAAGACTGCAAGAAAGAAGAGGTGACTGACGATGGCACCAAGTAAGAAAATCAGAAAGATAAATTGGGAAATTCATCAGCAACTAGAAGGTGACCAGACCGACAAGATTTTTGATGGAAGTCATACCTTTGGCGATCTTTATTTTCACCGTGCAGTTTTGTTTGCTGCCTTGCTAAAAGCATACCCACATCAATCATGGCGCACGCATACCCAGTCAGACGGTAATGGCTTTGCAGGATATTTCTTGTGCGGAATTGAGACACCAGAAGGGCAGTATACCTATCACTATCCTGATTCACAGTGGTATCTTTTCGATGGTGTACGCGAGTTACCTGAATCGCCTAAATATGATGGTCACAA